TTAATGTTATCAACAATAACACTATTCATTACATCCAAATTAGGAAAATCTCTGGTCGCATCAATTGGAATATCACCATCTATGGTTCTCCAAACCGTAACTCCACGACATATGTTTTTGTGTGAGTAGTGCGTATCTGAAGTAATCCATACCCTACCACTAGTTATTATTTTATCAAATTTCATTTATTAAATTTTAATATCAAACCTATCTTTCATTAATTGTATCTTATCTTCAGGAACTCCATGTTTGTTTGTTCCTCCGTGTCTATTCTCAACAATAATAGAGGTGACATAATAACCATACTTAATTGCCAACTCATAATATGGTTGGAGTTCCCACTCTTGTGTAAATGTGTTTGACACCGCAATTTTTGGTGTGTTTGACTCCATTGCATATCCAACATATTGTTGACACTCTTTATGAGCCTCTTTTATTTCAGATGCGATAAAATTGTAGTTCCCATCATTATCATAAAAATAATGATCCGCTTCAAACACATTTGAGGTTAATTGTTTTGCAAAAGTTGTCTTACCACTTCCCGGTATTCCTCTAACTAAATATATCATTTTTTCCATATCACAAATATAGTAAAAAATGTTGTATAAAAAAAGGGAGATTGCTCTCCCTTTATATTTATAAAAATTAATTTTTTTCTAATGTTAGTAATTCTTAAAACATTATTGTTATTGTTTGTTCTTACGTTTTTTTTTCTATTAGTTCATTAAGGTAAATATATCATTATCATTTAACGATACTCCGACAGGTGTTGATTTAGATAATGATGATCCGGCTGTTGGTGGAACTGATACTTGAGATCCTTGATTTGGTTGTCCAAGAACTTTATTTAAGTTTGGTAAAGCACATGCTTGAATTGCCGATTTTGTACCAGAACCATTTTTTCCGTCTTCTTTTAATTTATAGTTTGGTGGTGATCCAATTCTTGCTTTAGGAAAATTAAGTAAGGCAGTATTTAAAACATCAGCTTTACATTCTTTGTTTATTCTTTGTTGAAGTGAGACGACATCAGTATTTTGTTGACCATCAACTGCAATCGGAATTCCCATATTACCCCCACTAGAAATATCTTTACCAACTGTTGAACAAAAATTTTCAATAAAAGATATTTTTGATACCATTCCATCAATTTTATTTTCAGGATCCTTAAGTATTGATTTTAATTTAAGATCTTCTTTAGCATCATTTAACTTATTTTGAACTTCAGCACTTAATTTGTTTCCATCACAAATTAAATTAGTTTGTATTCCTTCTAAGGTTTTTATATGCCCATCTATTTTACCGGAAAACATTGGGTTATTTGTTTTTAAAACGTTTAAACCTGCTAAAATTTCAAGTTTTAACTTATCTAACTCTTTTGTGTCGTATTGTTCCATAAGAATTCGTTCAGAAACATATGTCTTATTGTTATATAAATTTTTAGTTGCTTTTTTATGCATATTTATAATACGCTCCTTTTCATTTTCATTAATTACAAATAGATTTTTTTTCATAAATGTTTTATAATAAATATAATAAAAAACAAAAAAAGGTGAATTTCTCCACCTTTTTTTTTGTTGACATTGAATTTAATCAATAACTCCACCACTTTGTTTTAAAGATAAACAAAGAAACTATTCTTTATACATCCAAATTTTCAAAACATTTTGTCCTGTAAAATAATTATTAAATTGACAATTTATAATTTCACCTTGTGTTATATTGTATTCATAAATACCCGCACTTATATGTCCCCAAGGAGTGTTATTTAATGTCAAGGTATAGTTTAAATTATTTGGGTAAAAATTATAAGTTGATTGAACCCCATTAAAACTGTAAACATTGTTAGATAAAAAAACAATTGTATCTGATCTTAATTCTTGATCAAAGTTTGTATTTAAAACCTTTTTAATAACCCAAGTAGTATTTTTAAATGAAACCACATTGTCAACGGTCGTGGTGTCAGTTATAATTGGCTGTGGGTCTAAAGGTATCTGAGGTGTAATATCTTCCTTATAACAAGAAGATAATAACATAATGCTAACCAATAAATAAAAAATATTTTTCATATTATACTAATGTTTCAATTTTGTTTCTAACTTGTTCTCCAATCGTTACCTCTTTAACGTTTGTTAATATTACAGAGTCTTTTAATATTCTATGAGGAATGTGAACCAAAAAAGTATTCCCATCATAAAAAGATAAATCTTGATTTAAATTTAATGCCCCATCAACCATTTTTAAAAAAATTTTAAACTGCACTTGGTCAACAAAAGATTCGCTAAGTAAGGTTCCAAAATTTTCATTTAGAATATTGATAGTATGTTTAAAGGTGTTTTTTATCATATGTTTTTATTTAATACAAATATACAAATAATATGCTTAACTAAAAACTATTTTAAAATTTTTTTTAATAAATCCATTAGTTCTTCATTGTTTTTTTGTTGGGGTAGGTTTTCTTTATTAAAATATTTACACTCCGTATGTTCAAATCCGTCTTTAGCATTTTCTAAATCAGGTTCCATCTTTGTTTTACTTTCTATATAAAAAACAAACATGTGTCCTTTTTTTGTTCCATCTTCATTTAATTTATTCACAAATCCAACAAAATCTATTTTTGTGCTCAATTCAATATTTGTCTCTTCGTAAAATTCTCTAATGGCCGCTTGTCCTGGTGATTCACCATCTTCTATTTTACCAGATGGTATGGACCAAGTATTTGGTAATGGTTTTTTTGGAGATCTTTTACAAAGTAAAACTTCATCTTTATTTCTAAGAATAACACCGGCCCATTTTTTAAATTTAATCATAGATATTTATAAATATGAACGTAGTTATAAATAATAACATTTTTAAAGTAATACCATTGTTTACATCAAAAGATATTCAACAAGGAATGATGAGAAAAAAATTTGACGGTAGTTTTGATGGTATGTTATTTTTTATGGATAAAGGTCCTCATTCTTTTTGGATGAAAAATTGTTTGGTCTCTTTAGATATTATATTTATTGATGAAAACAAAATTAACGTAATACAACACCAATGTAAGCCCTGTAAAACAGAAGAATGTCCAAGTTATGAAGGTTATGGTGATTTGGTTTTAGAATTACCAGGTGGAACTTGTGAGAAATATAATATAAATGATGGTGATTTTATAGAATTTAAATAAAAAATACTATAAATCAAAATTTAATTGTTTTTTATCATCAACAAATGATTGAACTCGTTTTCTTGCAACATCACAATAATTTTCAGACAATTCAACACCTAACCAACGACGATCTAAAATCTCCGCCGCTACCATACTAGTTCCTGACCCTGCAAATGGATCCAAAACCACATCATTTTTGTAGGACAATATCTTAATTGCTTTTGAAGGTATATCTAAACTAAAGGTCGCCTTGGTTAATGATTTAGTATCTGCAAAATAATTCCACTGACCAAACACAAGTTCCATAAACTCTTTCTTATCCTTCTCCTCATACACCACTTTCTTTTTTATGGTTCCATCCTCCTGTTCAATTTCAGTAGGTGTTCCCTTCCATTGTGGTTCTCCTTTAACTTTTTTAATGTGTTGTTTTTTATAAGCCAATATTACACACTCTTTAGGGTTATAAATATAAGGACTAGACGGACTCATCCAAGAACCCCAAGCTGTTGTCTTACTTCTGTGGGGCGATTCTTCCTCAAGATCAACAATACCGAAGAATTTAAAACCAACCTGTTTCATTACCTGATAAAATTCTGAAACAAAAAATACTCTTCCTCCTCTACCTTGAACATTTGTTTCGTAAGGTATATTAATTGAAACTCTTCCATCATCTTTAAGTAATCGGTAAGCTTCCTCTAACCATTCTTTTGTCCAACCCCAATAATCATCCATAGGTAAAGTATCGATATGGGTATCATAATTAATCCCGCAATTATATGGTGGTGATGTCACAACCAAATCAACACTACCTTCAGGTAAAGTTTTCATTACCTCGATACAATCCCCATTTATTATTTTTCCTGTTTCTATCATCTTATTTAAACTATTTCTGTAATTATCTGTGCTAATTTATACCCTGCGAATGCTCCTGCTGCCGCTGATCCAGGAAGAACTATAAACTTACCTAAAATTGTGTCATACTTTTTCCTATTTACAATATACGAAATTAGAACGTAATAAACAATATAGTTTATTAAAACTAAAAAGTCCAGTTCCTTTGCCACAAACACAACAATAGAGTTTCCAAGAAACCCCCACATAAAATTTATGAGAGTTTCTCGTAGTAATTCATTTGGTGTTGTGATAGCATCTAAAACTGAGATTTCTTTACTAAAACCTGTTTTTTTCTTCAATTTTTTTGATGTGGTGTTCGAGATACCATAGGGCTTTTCTGAGATCCTCGAGTTCGTTGTATTTTCCTTTTTTTCCTGCACGACTAATATATTTTACTGTATTTCCTAAACTAAATCCTAAATCCCAAGCATCAATCACCTTGATAGCTTCATATTCATTATTTTCTCCCCCATAATGGTTAGGGTGATTAACTTGTTCTATTTTTATCGGTGGACACTGACAAAGTCCGGTGCCACCACATACACATTCGTTATCCATTATTCTTCTTCTCTATATTCTTTTAATAACTCATCGTTGGTCATTGTTCCGTATTTCCCATTAAGACCATCTATATCAACAAATGATGTCATCATATGTTTTGTATTATATATTTGTTCTGTAATCTCAAGTGATTTAACAATCTCACGTATGATCTTATAAGGATCGGCATTTGATCCTGGTCTTCGATCTTCAATATAACCCTTCCATTCTTTTGCTGTGTCCTGAGGAACTCTAATTGAAGCTCCACGATCAGATACACCCCAACTGAATTTATCAATTGCCTGAGTTTCATATTCACCTGTTAATCTTAGATTGTTGTTTGATCCATAAACCTTAATATGATCTTCATGTCTTGATTCAAATGCGTTGAATAATGCCATGAAGTATTCTTCGTTCCCATCAAGTCTCATAATGTCTGTTGATAAATTTGTGTGAAGACCTGATCCATTCCATTCACCGTATTTTATTGGTTTAGGGTGAAGTTCAATACGATACTCATATTTTTCAGAGATTTTATATAAAAAGTATCTTGTCATCCAAAGGTCATCACCACCTTTTAATTTACCTTGAGAGAATACTTGATATTCCCACTGACCTAACGCAACCTCAGCGTTTGTTCCAGTAATATCAATACCATAGTTCAAACAAATATTAGTATGTTCTTCAACAAAATCTCTACCCACAACATATTCACCAACACCACAATAATATTTGCCCTGTGGTTTTAAGTTGTTTTCATCGTGACCTAAAACACATTTATTTTTTCTATCGTAGATAAAATACTCTTGTTCAAAACCAAACCAAAGATCTTCAAAACCTTCACCAATACTTGATCTCTTATTTGACTCGTGTGTTGTCCCATCAGGATTTAATACCTCACATAAAACATAAACCGTTGATGACATGTCTTTCATATAATGTCTAACAGGTTTTAAAATAAGATCTGAGTTTCCAGTTTCAGCTTGGTTAGTTGATGACCCATCAAAATTCCACATAGGAAAATTCCCATCTAAAAATGCGTTTCTAACTGAATTGTATTCAACAATCTTAACTTTACTTCTAAGGTTTGGCTCTGGTTTATATCCATCTAGCCAAATGTATTCCAATTTGATTTTCATATATTATTATTTATGTATTCCAATATTTCTTCTTCTGATTTTCCTTGATTGAATAGTCGATAAACGTTGAGTGAGAATTCGTCGGTGGTAAATACCGCATCAGCGTCTAGATAATTCATTATGTTATCCACATTATTAAGGATATGTTTTTTAGAAATTGTTCTTTTATTAAATCCCACTTTGTTTTATTTTTTTAATTCCATAAACCAGATCTCTAACCTTTTTACCCAATTCTGTATCATTTGGGTATTGCGCAATTAATTCTTTAATTATTTTATATACATCTATTTCTATCATACCATTAATTTAAACAATTAAATCTTATTTGTCAAAATTTTATTGAATCCCATTTTTATTTTGCATTACTTGTTCGTATTTTTTTGTTTGTGAAATGTGCCCCGCAATTCTTCGTTTAAACATTGGAAGTAACGTTTCTTGAATTGGGAATATCCCACTTGATATCATATAAAAAATAGGCCCCATTTTCTTATCAATACTATCGAACGAAGAAAATTTATTAATTATTTTAGAAATTGTCAAATCATTTATTAAATTATCATAAATTAATTCAATTTTTATCATTTGTTGTGGATTTTGTTTGGTTTCTTTTTTCATGATATATTCCCAAACATAATATTTTTTTTCGTTGTCAATATAATAAAAAAAACCTTTTTGATGTAATACATTTTTTTTATTTCTTTTTATTACCATGTCTAAAGAATCAAACACTATTGTCCAAACAGATTTTGCAACATTAAAATATTCCATCATTCTTGGAGCAGAATATGATAATATTTTTTGAAACTCTTGTAATTCCTCATTTGACATTTCTGGAAGTTCCCTAACTTTAAGATCTTTTACCAGTATTTCATCATCTACGTTTGTAAGTTTTTTGTCGGTATAAACAATCTTATGATCTCTAACAAGCGCTTGGACATTCATTAAATGTAAAGATAATTCAATAAAGCTTGGGTATAACTCTAACTTGTCCAGTTTTTCTCCCATCTTTTGAAAGTAAGAAAGTAGTTTGTATTCTTTGTATTCTTGATCAATTGGTTTTTCAAACATCCAATCGGTGTTCATTAAAAATTGTATTTTTTTTCTTCGTGTCATTAAAAATAAAAATAATGCAAAATATAAAACAAATAAAGGGCTAATTGACCCTCATTACATAATACTCAGTTCCATTTATATTAAAAGTGTCATAATCACCATCGTAAGAATTTAACATACTACCATATCCGTCAGAACTTACTACAGTTTCCGTTAGTTTATCTAAATCAATAAACTCCATGATAAAGTTTTTATCTTCACCATATTGTTCAATAAACCCAAAAATGTCGTTTTGGTATTCATCAACTCTACCTGTAATTTCATTTTCAATTGAACTTTCATCATATTCACCTTGTGGGTCATCATTGATTTCTTGAATTATTTCTTCCAATCCTTCAATTTTTACTTCAATTTCTTCATATTTTTCATCAGGTAAATCTTCACTTTCTAGTCTTTTATTAAGTGAATCTATGTTTGATTGGAGTTGTTGAACTTGTTTATATTGTTGATTTGATAGTTCTAAAGGTATGTCAAAATCCTCAGGAGATGATCTAACATAATCATCGTAGTAATCATATAACCAACGATACCATTGTTTATCATCTAAAGCGTCATTAAATGCCCACGAACTAAACGCATCTATTCCTGAATCATCAACTAATTGTTCAACATATTGTCTTGCGGCACTATCTGCCTCATCTTCAGTATAAACATCGTAGGTATTAGGATTAAACCCATTACCACCTCCTAACCATTCATATTGTTTTCCGTAACCATAGGTTGCCCTTCCATTAGGATTGATATAATACTTATCTTCAGGAACTTCATTTCCTTCGTCATCTTCAACCATATCCACATCACCATGTTGATTTAAATATTTGTATACAGCTTCAGTTCTTTCAGATTCATCATCTTGGTTTTCAACATTCCACTCATCTTCTCTTCTTTTTTCATCCAAATCTGAAAGTTTTTCATTTAATTTTTGTTGCATTTTAATCTTCCACATAGAAGATCCATAATCACTAACATAACCATCTGTGGTAATACCATTAAGATTTGAAACATTGGTATGAGAAATGTCTAATCTACCCATTACTCTTACAACACCTGTAAGTGGCCCAATATTTTTATAATTACTAACATTTATTGGTCCAGTAATAACAATACCTTTACCTCTATATGGTTTTAGGTTTGAGATCCTTTCGGCAATTCCTCCAACATTTTCCAATAATTCCAAATAATCCTCAGGAGAAATTGAAACAAGGTTTTCATCTTGTTCTACAATATAATTTTTAAAAAACTTCTTTATTGACATACTTTTATAAATATAACAAAAGAAAAATAATTGATTTTTATTTTTTTTGGACTAAAGTTTGTTTGTATACTATTTATAGATAAATAAACCACTTAAAAATACTTATCATGAGTTGCGGATGTAAAAACAAAGCTAATCAACAGGCTCAACAACCTCAAGCACAACCTCAAGCACAACCTCAAGCACAACCTCAACAACCATCAAATGGTTCAAATGTTCAAGAGAATGTGAAAAAAATCATCAACAAATATTATAGAAGATAATATTTTTTGTATCATCGAGATAAGGGTGTTCCGTTGGGGCACCTTTTTTGCTTAATAGATATTTATACAATATGAGTTTAGCGAGGGTAAAAAATTTAATAGAATCATTTAATGATGGTGAGTATGAAGATGAGATAAAACCATATTTCAATACATTAATAAATTTTTTTAAATTTATAAAAAAATACAATCTTTTAGAGGAACTTGATTTAAGAGAGATTCCCCCTGATGATTTTAGCAATGAATTGTTTGATTATTTGGTTGAGAATGGTATTATGGATAATTTAGACTACAATTCTGTTCCAGAAGAGTTTCAAAACAATTATTTACTACATGGTTTAGAATATAACTATGAAAATACCGTTAAGTTTATTACTGATGAACTGTTAAATGATGTTTATATTAGACCTGATGGGTTTTATTTAAATTTAGGTAATGATAGAGATGAGTTAGCTGATTTCTTTTGCGATCACTCCCGTCGTGATGTTTCTCCTGAAGGTGTTGCAAAACAAGTATTTAGCGAAGATGGTTTAGGTCACGATTGGTATTTTGATGTTGATACAAAACCATCTGATGTTATTGACGATTTAGATGAAAAAAATACCATTAATTTAAAAGATGCCATTTTTAAAGAAATTGGTAATGTTGAATTATCTTTAGAAGATTATAGTTCCGATTTTTTTGAGAGTTTATCAGAAGAACAGGGAACTGAAGGTTATTTTAAAATTCAAGCTGAAGACTTAAATGAATTAATTAAAGATTCCGACGCAATAAACGAACTGTGTGAAAATAATTTAAGTGAGTTAGGTCAAGAATTAAAAAATATTTATTGGAACGCTTATAATTCTGCATATGAAAATGAAATATATGAATTAGTATATAATGGTTTAGATGAATACTTTGAAGGAAAAATTGATGAGGTTCCAAAAGAAACCACCAAATCGGATGGTAAAAAAGTAACCACATACTTAAATTACATTAAAATTAGAGATTTTGTTGGAAACATCACTTTATTTTTAGAATTAAATAAAGGTCAATCGTATTCAGATTCATATTTAGACTATTTTGGTAGTTATACTACTTTGATGAAACACTTAATCTACAATCAGGATTATGAATGTATAGATTTTAGCACTCCTGATTATCCAGATTGGTCCACAACCCAAAAATATATAAACGAAATGTTTGATGATTATATCTAACTATTTATAAATCCAAATAAAACTCATATTAATTATAAAAATAAAAAATATGAGAAAATTAGAAAAAAACACACGAAGATACTTTGTGAATCTATTTGCTGACTACATCCTTTCTAAATTTGATAAGAAGGACAACACAGTAATCCAAGTAACAGATTGTGAAACCTTTGTGGTTGTAAATGGCCAAACAACGAGTAAAGAAGTGTTGGATTTAAATGAACTAAAAACTGATTTTTCAAATTGGTTTGATGATGTGTTAACAGAAGTTAACAGAAAAAATTTAAACGTAATTGATATTATCAAATACGATCAAGATATTGAGAATTTTGATAATAAATGGATTTCAACACATAAGGACTTATACACCATTGAAGACGAACCGATTTCTGAACTAACTTGTAGTTCAGAGTTTCCATATGGACATAGTTTAGGGTGCGGTAGATCAATTGTTTATTATTCACAATATATGTTTAACCATATGTATTCATTACTTAATGTAGATCAAGTTTATTTATACTATACTAATGAAGAAAATGAAGATGGGGATCGAAAAATTAAAGTATCTTGTAATTCATATATTGATAACGATAAAATTGAGAGTTTGGTTTTAGATGTGTTTGATATGGACTTGGAGTCCTTTAATGAAAGATTTACCGATTACGAGTTTTTCCACGATGTTTTTGATCAAACAAAAAATAAACCATACTTGGTTCAAGATCGACTAAAAGATGTAGTATTATTATAAAAAAACCCCTCCGTTAAGAGGGGCTTTTATTATCTTTCGTAAAACTCTTTGATTATTGTTAATCCTTCGTGAATATCTTGAAAGTCTCTGTCTGGAGCAAATAAATCTGTCGTTGGGTTTTCACTTTCAAAATCTTCAACTAACATAAATGCAGGAACATAATCACTTCCTGTTGCCTCTACAAACATATTATATTCTTCCTCAAATTCATTAATGTCTCTATCAACATAATCAATATTTTCGTCTTCTAACATTTCTTTAAGAATAACACAATGGGGACACCCTTTCATTGTAAAAATAACTGCAATCTTATTCATTTATTAATTCTTTTACTAAATCTTTTATGGATGTTTCATTTAACACTCCAACTTTGGTTCCAATAACTGATCCACCATTAAAAACTTTAATTGTAGGAATACTTCTAACGCCAAATCCAATAGCAACCTCTTTATTAAGGTCAATATCCATCGTATACATTTTAACGTCATCATTTTCATTACTATTCGCAACTCTTTCAAATATAGGTTTCATTACTCTACATGGTCCACACCACTCAGCCCAAAACTCAACAATTAATTTTTCGCCATTTTTAATTTTTTCTTTTAAATCTATACCACTAATTTCCATAATTTTTTTTTAATTTTTCTTTAATTTTTTTAAGTTTAATATAAAAAACTCAACATCTTTTTTCTTTCTTATAGGATAATAAATTTTACAAGAAAAAGAAGAGATTGTTGGATCACTTTTAGATAAATATATGTAAATGTCACTATCAAACATATAAATGGAATCTAAATTAGTTGTTCCGTCTAAATATTGTATGGAATCAGAAAAAAACTCTGTGAACTTTGTTTTTGATTTCAACTCATTTGGGGACAATCCATGACCTTCAGATAATTCCATAATTGAAAATAAATTTTCATTTGTTTTAAATATATTTTCTAAAAATCTTTCTTCGTGTTTAAATTTTTCCATAATACAAAAAGGGGACTTTAATGTCCCCATAGTTTTTAAACCAACATTAATTCTGCTGCTTCCCAAAGTTTAGTGTTTAAACGATTTGTCGCTTGGATACTCTTAATACCACGAAGAGTTGTTTGTCGTCCTCTTGGTGTTTTGTAAGTGAATCCACCTTTAGTCATCTTCTCTTGAATCACGTTAAACACAGTCCAAAGATCACTTCCCTCATCCTCAGGTCTAAACGGCGTTAGAAGGTCTGTAATGTCAATTGATTCAGGACTATTTCCAACAGTCCAACGAATCTTAAGAGCTTCTTTGATTAAACGAAGTTTTTCTTTTTCAGTTAACTCCTTTTCCATCATTCTAGTAACCGATTCTTCAATTCTTGGGAGTTTCTTAGAGAAGTCCTCGGCCAAAGCTCTAACATCGTCAAATGAAAAGTGATTGTGTCTAATTGAGAATCGTTCTGCCACTGATGTAGGAACTGTAAGTCCGTTTGAACATACCAATCGGAATAGTCCTGCTCCCATAGAGAATGTTGCTGTCCCATCGTGAGAGTTACGGATGATTGCTTCAACAACTGTGTCCCCAACTTTTGGTAGTTGTCCGTTGCGATACTTAAGTTCGTGGACTCCGTGAATCCCACGACCTGATTGTTTTACTGACGATAATTGCCATCCTTCGCGGTCGAACATATCCATTACCTCGTTGGTTGGAACGAACTCATACTTGTTCGTCATTTTGGGAGATGGTGATGTTGCGAATACTGCCGGAGCAATTGATTTGATTAATTCTGGAGTGTATATCATAGTTTATAATTTTCTTTGTTTTTGTGTTTGGTTTTACGAGTATAGGATTTCTTACTTTTTTGAATGGTTGGTCTAGTCGCCATCCATATCTCATTCATAGTAAGTTCTATTGTTTTCATTTTGTTTCTCGTTTATCACATTACAAAGATATGCGTTTTTTATTAAATACAAAACTTTTTTAAAGAATTAATTTAAAATTATTTTACCCCATTTTGTTTTTTGAACATATCCTTCCACAACTAACTTAGGATTTGGTTTTTCAAATAGTTCAGGAATTTTTAATTCCATAACAATATCAATAATTTGTTGTTTATTTAAACTATGGTCAATTCCATCATCAACATTTTTTTCACATTTTTCCCTTAACTTTTTATAAAACTCTTCTTTTTGAACATCCCCTATTAGCATCATTAAATCACCTGGATTTTTTTCAAAAAAAGTAATAAGTTGTTTTATGTAAATTTCACAATCAATATTTTTCATAACTTGCATTTTTAATAATTATAGGAAAAAAATTCCTTATAAAAAAAAATGGGACTTATTAAAGTCCCAAATCACTAAAGTCAACCCCACTCAAATCATCATCATCTTCATCATCTTCATCATAACCCATGGCATCGTTATAGTCTTTATCTTTTAGATCTTTAACAATCTCATTGACCATTCCTTGAATAAATTGTTGCCCTAATGGATCTCCTTTTAAAATCATTTTTGATACCTTCATGAACTCTTCCGCATTTAATGCCGAGAATCGCATAAACAAATAATGCTGTATATGTTTTTTGTCTTCATCAAACAACTCCATAGGATATGATGCCATAAACTTTTCCCAAAAAATAGGACCTAACCTTGAGTCCCAAATTTCTGAAGGTAAAGTATCTTCAGCGTTTAATATCATTTCTTGTTGTCTTGGGTCGTCAGGTAATCCGTGTGATCCAAAAATCTCATATACTCCCTTTACCAATTCATGAACTAATAATGGGAATGTAACCGCCTTAGCTTTAACTGTTGGTGGGTCTGTTTTTTCATCAACTTCAGATTGGCCCATTTGACCACCGCCACCGCCAGCCATTCCTTCCATGTCAGGGAATATCCAATATGCATGTTCCATTAAAGATTGTGTCACAGCGTATAGGTTCATAAGTTGTGGATTAATGTCATTGATCTCATTTTTAACAAGATTATACATATGTCCTCCTTTAAAAGCTGCACCTTGAATAAGTGAATTAATGAATCTTCTTTTTTCTCTTTCCAAATTAAAGTTTTCCATATCTCCCATTAATTCTTCAACCTCTTCTTCACTTGGCATTTCAGGCTCACTTTGCATCCCTTCTGCTGCTCCCATAGTACTTGACACAAGTTCGGCTTTGAATTGCATTGCTCCTTCAGGAATTCCTAATTCGTTTTTAACAAGATCAATTGCAAGGTCTTCAAGTTGTTTTTTGTTTTTCATTTGAATCATAACAAGTTTTTGCATTGCTTGACCCACAGTTCCCAGCAATTGCATAAGAGCGTTTCCCCCTTGAATAGTTCTTGTATCTCCCATTGCCGTTCTAACTTTATCAACTGAGTCCTTGAATCTTTTTGAAGATATTAACTCAATAAAGTCTCTATCCATATTTGGAATTGCAGAAAACCCATGATACGGGGTTTCTCTTCCCGTAATTTTTCTCTCAACATCTCCAGCCATTCTTTCAGGTCCTTCGTAGTCAATTGGCGCTTCCATAATCCTTAATAAATCTTTTTTGGAGATTACTTCCGTATATAGTCTTTTTTTAATATTCCTCATTTTCGTTTAAGATTAATTCCAAGTTCATCAAAACTTAACCAATCAGGCATATCACCTTTTTTAGCTTTTGGTTTTTTCTTTGGGCCAGGTTTAGGTTTGTATGGTGAATCCTTATCGGGTTTGGTTCCAGGTTTTGTAATTGTCCTTTCTTTTTCTTTTGTTCCTGGCTCCATAGTAGGAACTTCAAAATCAATTTCTTCTTCTAATTCATCCTCATCACCTTCCATACCATCTCGATTAGGTTTTACCATACCTAAAAAATTACCATCTGAATCAAAAGAAGGCGCTAAATCTTCACCTGTATCCATATCACCATTAGGACTAAATGAAGGAAACTTTTCACTACCATCATCCATATCTTCATAACCAAAAGAACCTTTTTCTAAATCAATCATTTCATTAAGGTTTTGATTTTGTTCAGAAATAATTTTTCCTCTATCGTAATTAAAAAGATACCTCATCTCTTTTAGTTCTTCAAGTATTTGTTTTCTCATATCAATTTTATTTAATAAATATCATGGTTTTATTATTCTGTCACAATATAATAGTGATAACCCAAAGAATAATATAAAAATTGACCCTTTTTCTTATTAATAGAATTAATTTCTTCTTGGTTGTTAACTTTAACTCCAACAATTTTTTTACCATTGGTTAATTTTCTTCCAGCATGCGTGTTTAATACATCACCAATAGGTTCTAAGAAATATTTGAGTTTTTTGATTAAAGATTTTTGATCTCCAACAATACTTATTCCGTATTGTTTGCAAAGAATTTTAATTTCGGGTAATTCAAGTTTAGTTAAGTCTTCCATATCACAAAGATACAAAAATTAACTTATCTGGCCAAATTTAATATTTGACAAATAACTACTATAATTATTTTCAAAGTAATTCCAAGTAGGTTTTCGATTCATTTCTTTATCGTGAAAACCTTTTTCATATGCATTGTTTGCAAGTCTTCGTTCTTCATCTTTAATTTGATTTTTCAAAATAGTTAAAGTCATTAAAGTTTCTTCAGAAAGTCCTTCTGTTTTTGATAATTCTAAAATTTTTTTTTCGATTGGTCCCATATTTAAAAAGTATTAATAAATTTCTTGTAAGTCAATATCCACATCAATTGGAATTCCGTATTTTTCTAATAAATCATAAAAGAAATCATATACTGAACTTCTAATCATTCCTTGAAAATCGGCACCTTCATAATTAAGTAACGCCTCATGATAAGCGGCATCTATTGTGTCGTTCACCACGTATTCTTCCTCAGTTTCTTCATCCCAACCATGAAATTCTATAGTTCCACGAGGATCAACATCAACCATAATTTCAACAAAATGTCCTTGTCTATCAAGATGGACAACCTTTATTTTGGTTTCCAAATCAAATTCAGCCTCAACTAACTTATATTCCTTAGTATCAATTTCATCTTTAAGTTTTTCAAATAATACATCATAACCTCCATTGTATTCATACCAAATTGGTCTAATAGTATCTAAATCTTCTCTTGTATTTTTTTTTATGTCCGTAATATCATAAATCACATCATCAAGATTAGGCTCTTCTCCCATCTTTTTTTGTTTATTCCAAATTTGATAACAAAACTTACGAAGATTCTCACCTGTTAAGTTTTCCGTTATTAAATTCTGTTGTCTTTCTGTTAATATTATTTTCATCTTCTCTTTTTAACTTTATTAAAACCTTTTCTAATTTTATCGTTAAATTGTCCCGACATTAACATCATAAAATCGTGATTTGGGAATTCAATCTTTGGATTATCATTTTTAAACTCTCTTTTGACTCTATCCATCACCCACCTTTCATAAACACCAAAATTATCAGGTTTATAACCCGGACCACTATCGTTTATATCATCATTTAATACCTTAATAATTTTATCAATAATTCGTTCTAACTCACTTAACCTTCTTATTAACGCCACTTGGTCTTCAGTTATTATAATTTTCATATATTTTAAATATAACCTTCAATTAATTCTTTTATTGGTTTGATTAATTGTTTAGGGTAATCGTTATTTAAAAAATCAATAAGTTCCTGTATTGAGTTAAAACTTGATGGTGTGTATTCTATTTTTTTATCTGAATTCCCGTATTCATTAACATATTCATCTGTTTTTTTATCCTCAAAATAATTACCCTCAACAGGAGTTTCACAATCACCACCCCAATAAGGTGTTGCCCATCCTGTTAACTTATATTCCTTATCATTAAACTCAAATGCTACAGACCCACCAGAACCTCCCCAATTTAAGTTTAGAAACATTTGATCATCGTTAAAATTATAAGTTTTATTAATAAAGTCAGTGTTAAACATAAGAGTTATGACTAAATCCTCAGCAAATTTACAATCAATTTTTATATTTTTATCTTTAAGAAGTAATATTATTTGAGATTCATCTAAACCAATCAACGATGACATCTCACCCAAGTTCATACCTTCATCCCACATCTTTCCCACCAACCTTTTGTTTTTTTCAAAATTGGATTCAAAAAGATTCTTATATTGAGATTCTGTTAATATAATTTTCATCACCAGTTAAATTCTTTTCTTATATTGATTACTTCTCCTATTGATATAGACGCAACACTTCCCCCTAATATGTTTCTTGCTTCCCCCTGTAACTGATAAATAAAATTATCTAAATCGTAAAATAAATATATAGATTCAAGATGAATATTAACGGTAATATGTATTTGAGATAATTCTTTTTTTTCAAGGTAATTCATAGACGTTGTTTTTGATACATCTACCACCTTTATTTCTTCAATCATTTCTATTGGGTCACATATGTAATTGTGGTGTGACCTTATATAAAAACCTCGATCACAATTTTCTTTTACCTCATCAAAAGCCATGTTAATAAGATTTTGCATTGGATCTAATTTTGACTCAGATAACATTACATATTGTTGTTCAGATATTATTATTTTCATTCTTCCGATATTACTATTGATGATACTTCTACCTCATACCCTGTAACAGGTAAAATTATTTTATCCATACAGTCTTGAACAACACCATTAACTTCTTCTTGTATTTCCCAATATAGATCTTCGTCATTTGTTGCTTCATCTAAAGATAAGTGTCTACCATCCATAAGAGTAACAGTTCCTCCCGGCAATGTTTTTCCATATAAATAGAAATCAAAATCACGATATTCCATTTCAGTTATTATCCACTCAAAATCATAACCACCAATATTAATTATATCGTTAAAATCTTTTGTTGAAAATGTTTTATTTAATAAGTTTTTAATGAATTTTTCAGTAAACACCTCATCTCCGACTAATTCCTGAAAAGCCGTTTGAGCATAAAATTTTTCTTGTCTGGTAGTAATACCCCAAAATTCTAAATCTTCTTTATCAAATCTAATTTTTTTACCTTTTTTTAATTGATTTTTCCAATGATTTTTAATTCCCTCAATATTTTTAATGGCAACCGATTCTTTTAAAAGACTATATTGGTTATCAGATATAACTATTTTCATATAAGATAAATACTTTGTTAAATAAAAAACCCCCACCGAAGTGAGGGTTATGTTTTAGTTTGATCCTTTTGAAAATTTTCTATCTTCGTATTTTTCAATGTATGCTTCTTTTGATCCTTTCCAATCCCAAGGTAAATCATTTTCCATATTATAAATTAATTTATCGTCGGATATTCCTTTTAATTTTCTTTTCATTTTTTCTAACATAGATTCTTTTCTATCTTCAAAAATTACTCTTCTAATTATTTTTCTAATTTGTTGCTCTGAAATTATCATTTTTTTATATAAAAATATTACAAATTATTAAACGACTGGTTGATTTCCAGTTATTGCTGCTCCAACTTTTCCTCTTAAGTTTTGTATTCCTCTACCCAATTTAGTATCTGCCGACATTCCTACTAGAGATCTTAAAGGTCCCTTACCTAAACTGTTCGTTAAACTAACAATTGTTGGGTCAGTTTTTTCAAATGAGTCAAACATACTTTCTTTTTGTTTTTGGTCTGTAAGTTTATTCCACGCAGAACCAATTGGTCCTTTTAACCAAGTGTCAAGTTCTGCATTACCTGTTGGTTTTATTTCTGGAGTTACACTAGCCGGTCCCATTGCCGTTTGAATAATTTTAGC